TTAAGTTCTTATTCGTAGTAATAGTAATCGTATCCGATACTGAAACCACACCCTTAGTCAACTTATGTTCTCCAAATGTAATAGTAAGTCCTCTTCCTATGATTTCGCTATCTCCTGTTCCTAGCCAATCTATTTCAGTTGAAGTTTTAAAGGTAGTATTACCATCGCTGACGCATAGTGTTGAAGGTATTTCTGCCTTCTTAGTTGTCATATCAGCGAATTGATATAGAGCCAATAGTGGACTTCTAGACACAATATGTTCCTTTGTACCGGAGGCTAGTTTTCCGTCTATATCTATCACACAATACATGGATAAGACTCCTTCATTGTGACCTACATTTTCAAAAGAACCATTTAGCGACCTATCGTGAGTAGACTCCACCTTAATATGATAGTCTTGAGTAGCCGAATAAGTTTCATCTTTATATGGCATCTTAGTATATTCCGAAGATAGAGTATTCAGTTTAATTCTGCTAGGTGTATATTCATAAGTACAGGTTTCATTAGGTTGCATAACTCTGTAGTATCCCGCAGTTAATTCTTGGTCTAGTATCAAAATATGTCTTTTAGTGCTATTTCCACTATCTATTTCATGGGAAACGACATATCCTAAAAAGGTAGGAGAAACATTCTGCATGCTATGTTGTTGAGTATCTGCATCAATAGCAGGTTGCGCTACTGCTGTTCCTGTTGCGTATTCTGTACCTGCTTCCGAAGCCAAATAACAACCCGTTAAGTCTTTCACATAATCTAAATATGGATAGGTGCTAGAGTTTAGAATATATTTGTAATGAGTTGTTCCCGAAGGCCCTCTAGGATTTGTTGATTCTTTAGTGGGTAATTTTACCCTCAATTTAAATCCTAAATATATTCCTTCTGCGTCTGTAGTAGCAGTTGAAGTATCTGCATCACTACCATTATTATCATCTAATTTAGTGGAAGCAAATCGGTTAGGTCTAGTAGCCATGCCGTAGTTGACAATTGTAAAGTTCTTGGATGAACTATCAGTGTACTCTCTTAGATGTGCATTTTTAATTGGAGGCATTACTGTACCAGCACTGGACAGAGTATCTCCTCCGGAAATATCAAATCTATCGAGGACCATACCCACCAATCCGCTCTTCAAGAAAGAGGCGGCTGTAGCGGGAGAATTGGTGTGTAATCTTAGGTCATTATATTGCTTAAGAAGAAGGCTAGAGTGTCCGTTGTGTTGTTCCGAATCAAAGGTAAGGTTGGTGATTACCATAGGCAAAGCCAAGTGGCTTTCGTGTCCAGCACTTGTAGTTCCTACATTGAATGCTTGACCTGCCTCATCTGTGAAAGCGTCACTAGAATAATTTCCACCGTGAAATAAAGCAACGAGGGGTTGTATAGAACCATCTAGTTTGTTGACATTCTGTGCATCTCCGTGTCCACTAAATGCGGCTTGGTGTTTAACTGCCTTGAATAAATTACCTGTAGCAAATCCTCCCGAACTTGTTGTACGAACTACCTTTCTAGTAGAATCCCCATGATACAAATTCTTTAGAGTTATTTGAGTTGTCGAAATACTGGAAACTTCCCCAATCATGTTTCCATCACTATCACAAATAATGTCATTTGCACTTAAGGATGAACTCACATCTGAACTAGCGTCTATAGTATTATCACTATCATCGAGGCTAAAGGTCACTCCTAAATCTGTAAATTCATAATAGTGATAATTAAAAATCCTCATTGTTTTCTTTTTGTCCGGTAAATGTTCGGGATTTATTTGATTCATATTTGAGTCAAACAATACCTCGGTTAATCTCATTAAACCAAAAGTGGTCATTTTAGTAATGTCTTCTACATCGTATTCTAGAATGGCCGCAGTATCATAATCGCTGTCTAAGTATTTCTTTGCTTTTCCAGCACCCCCATACTTGGAGTGTTTATCGGAAGTAGTATCTTCTGTTGGTTTGTTCAACAAATATAGACTAAAGTTTTTCAAATCTCTATTAGAGTAGAACAAACTATCATCTCTTAAACTACTATATGGCAATAAGTCCGAAGTCGCAAATAAGAAGAGTCTAGCCGTCTTTGGGTCTAGTTGTTCCAAGAAATCTTTAATGTAGAAATTAGATTTAATCCTGCCACCTAATGTAGGGTCGTGAGAAGTTAGAACCTTATCTCTAGTGTGACTTGCTTCGTGTACGATATAATCCCAAAACAGTGAACCACTAGCGGGGAAGTATCCTCTTTCTTCAACTGGCAAATGCAAGTGAGAAGTTTCTCTAAATCTACTAGGTATCTTTTCTAAAGCGGTAGAACTTCTTCCTTGATTCATTTTGTAAGCCGAGGCATAGTATTGAACAGAACTACTACCATCATAGTAATTAGCATCGGAAGCCCTACCGACCTCTTCTTTTTCTGCTGTGCTAGCATCAGTAGTGTGGTAGTCGCTGGCGATTGCTTGGGTTTTTCTATTGAAAATTCCTTTCTCAATGTGGTTTATTTTGTAAAGTGGAACCCCGTATTTTTCAATATAGGTTCCAACTAAATCGTGAGATAGTGCTGTGGTTGGCCTAATGTAATTGTAGTAAGTTGGCTTCTGCATATCATCAGCACTGTAGTCAACTCCCGCTTCTACTCCATATAGGGAATTTAATAGCGTCACCATCTTACCTCCATGCAAATGTTCCCCATTTACTAGATACAAATTATGAGTATTTTTTCCGGAATACTGATTATTTACAGCAGTTGTGAACCCTAATGTGGAAATAGTTTCTCCGGAACTGAAATTGTTCACTGGCCTATCTAAGAAAACTCTCCAAGTATCTGCCCCACTTGAGACTGTATTATAGCATACCACTTGGGTACAATACCCTACAAATACAGAACTCAAATAAATAGGCAATCCTACATCTGCTATCGTCTTAATAGTAGAAGTGTTAGATGGGGTAAGGTCTAAATATTTTTTACCATCAATATCGAAACCACTATCGCTTCCTGTAGTAGTGCCTATTGTGGTTAATGTCACATCATAAGTATCGCAATCGTTGTGGTCTACTCTTCCTAAAGTGACTGGAAGATAAGGGGCTAATTCTATGGTGGTCTTTCCATCTACAGTAGAAGTATTCAAGACAGTAAAATCAATCAAGGTATTGACTGTTTCAAAGGTTTCATAATTTGTACCTCCATCGCTTAGTTTGGCTTGGAATGCTTCTTCTTTTCCTATAGAAGTAGGATGCTGTATGTGAAAACCAACCGCATTACTATCAACGCCGGAAGTTCTAGAAGTAGTAGTTCCGCTTAATAGAGTACCGTCTAGTTTTTCGCCACTGCTGAAAAGAAGCCCCTTGTCACTGTTTCCCCCTAGGCTAGTAGCGAAGGTGGGTAGTTTATTGTTAGAAGATAGTGCCTTGTTTAGAATGTAATTGGTTTCTATTTCTTTCCACAATTGTACTTCATTATGTGTGGAAGTGCCATATGCTTCTGTTAATGGCAAGTTTTTGAGAGTGATTCTAGTAGTGGTGTTAGAGGCTCCCTCCCCGATATATGCTACAACTCCGTTAGTATATTTCACGAAGAGTTTTGTATTTGCTAAAGAATTAACTGTTATTGATGATGTTAAATCAAAAGTCTTACTATTGAAATTTAAATCGTTTCCACTATCTAAAACACCGACGAGTTCTAACTTATTATGTGGACTCATAGTTGAATAAATTACATCTTCGGAGAAATTAGAATTGCGATTTACTATTGGAGAAATTAGTTTTGAATAATTATCTCTACCAGAAATAGTCATGGTACTCATACCCATATTTTTGTCTATTTCTATTTGTTCTATTTCCCCATTGAATCTCTCTACTTCAATGATATATTGTCCGGAGACATATTCCAAAGAAGTAAAGATTGTAGCGCGCTTTTTCACTTTAGCATTAGAAAATGATAATGTCAAATACTTTTGGTCTTTGCTTGAACTTGTCACAGTTGCTTCAAGTCCAGCATAGTTCTTATCCAAGAAAACTATTCTTAGTTGGCTTTCTCTACCTTCCACGAAAGGAAAGGTGGTAAGTAGATTGCTCTTAGATGAACTAAAAGCCCTACGGTATAATCTATCACCTACGCTTAATGTATAGGAAGATGCAGAAAAGGCACTTTCTGTATCCAATCTAGAGATTCCATCAAAAGTAATATCTTGTGTAAATGCGCTAGTATTAAAAGAATCAATTGTACTAACTCTTACTACTCTAGAACCTACCATAACTTCATCAGTTTGTGATAACAAGTTTGCTAAATCATATCCTTCTTCTGTAGTAAATGTGTACTCATTTCCTGTGACATTCGCTTTCACTGTCGCCTTGAGTGGGAACCATTCAAAGAACTCGCCCCTGTGCTGTTGCTGTCGAACTCTAAAAGCCTCAAACTCTCCTACCTTTGAGGACATGATTCGGGAGGTGTCTACGATTTTTGCCTCCGCATAACCCCCCCTACCTCCATATGATTCTTTCAAATTGGTGCTAAGAACCATAGGGGCTTCATTGGCTGTTTCGGGAGAATAGCCATAGTGAAGATACCGATATGGCCCAACTAGATTGAGAGCAGATTTCACATTGTCGTCGTCACGCCTAGCATTGTAAAATGATTCATCGTAATCTGTGAAGTCATTATTCGCTAATGTCAATCCTTCATTAGAAGTCTGTTTGGTACTGCTATAACTGCTAGCGTTAGTAGGGTCGTCTAGCGTTTTTAGATTATCAACAAGTTTAGTTTTGATGTTAAACTTGCTATAGTCTTTAATCAAGAATCCATAGTCTTGAGAAGTGATAAATGTATTTGTTGTAAATGAACTAATAGTAGCACTGCTCATTTGAGAAGAAGCATATTTGACATAATATTTTTTATTGTGGTCAAGTTGATTTTTCTTATCTAGTCTAGAATTGTGAAAGTAAAATAGGGGTTTAGAACATAGCAATGATTTATTCATTCTGTAGGTAGTACTACCCGCAGTAATCTCGGTAGCAAGAATACCGCTACTTACCGCTACGATAGTAGATTCGTCTTCATCATCTCCTTTGAACACCATGAATTTAGTATTCTTAGTAATAGAAGAACCTAGTCTTGGCTCAAATTCAAAACTATCTCCCGAAATATCGTCAGTGGTAAATTGTGTAATTCTAGCAAAGTGGTGAGTTAATCCATTATCCGAGTTTATCAAAACATAGTAGTTGTGGTCACTAGCAGTAGAATTTAGACGAATACCTTCTCCCGTAATGCTATCATAGCACTTTATCTTATACCCCTCAGTATTTTCTAAATTAGAATATTGAGTACCGGCAGAATCCGAACCTTGTAATTGCTGAATAAAGGTGTCATTATTAGAATCATCAGTAGAAATGTAAGTGAACATTCTATGAGTATCAGTGCAAGTAGCCGTGTCATGGATAATAGGATTCGTAGGACAGTCAAAATTGACATTGTTCCCTGCGTTTGCTAAAGTAGCAACTACGGTTGGATTTATCGCAGTACCTTTACGCATCACATAAACTGTCATTGGTCTATCTCCTCGAATCTAAAATAAAGCACAGTATCCGCAAATCTAGGAGTTAAATTTTTGACATTGAATTTGTTTCTAGCCCCTCTACTCATAGCAAATTCGTGAAACTCTCCCATGAATTGTTTGTTGGTAGTCGCACTATTTTGACCAGTAGCCCCACTACCATTAGCACCTAAAAATAAATCTTCTTTATCCATAGCAAATGTTCCGCTTCCAGAATGAGTGGCACTTGCTACTTCACTATTATTAAAGTAAATTGCCATTACTTTACTAGCCGAATCATAAGTAGCGGCTATGTGAAATAACCCATCAACATAAGATGGATTCATTGGTGCTTTGATATAGAGGTCTGTTGAATTTAATGCAGTAGATTGAGAAGTATCCAAAGTCACTGCAAAGGAATCTCCGGAAGAAGATGATGGAGTGGCGGCAACCTTTCCTATGGAAGTAAAACCAAATCCATTCTTTATGAATAGTTCTTGGTCTTCGTGTAGTATGTTGTTTGCAGTGGAAATAAAGGTCAAAGTAGTCCCGCTATTTCCACTTGATTTTGTGGTTTTAGCGTAGACATGGCTGTATTTACCATTCGAGTCAAAAATACCTTTAGCATACGAGGCTTGTGTGTGACTGGATAGTGGCCAATTTATTCCGCTAGAAGGTAAAATCAATGCAGAAGTTTCTAGGTTTTGAGTAGTAGTTCCTAGTGTGACAGAAAATTTAATCTTATATTCTGCTGGTTGATTTTCATTGTGCGAAGTAGTATTTATCAAAGAAAGTTGCGCCTTACTACTATGAAATATTCTCATTTCATGTGTATGCTTTGCAGTTTCGGCCAAATAATAATGAGAGACATAATCTGTTTGAGTCACATCTTTGTCGATTGCTGGCATTACTTCTTTTGAGTCTGTTGCCACATAACTCAAAGTCCCTACACTATGTCTTCCGAATCCATTTATGTCATAGGGTGTCACAGTAGCCTCGATAGTAAAAGCATCATCTAATGACCAAGGACCGTAGATTACATCGTCACTACTGCCTACGCTAGAATCTGCTCCTATCGCAATATTATCATAATAATCTATTTTGACATGACCATTGCACATTACAGGAAAGACTAGGCTTCGTTGCTTTCCTGTCAATACTCGATACATAATTTCACCTCAAGAAAGAGCGTCGGCTAACTTGGTAGCAATCTTTCCACTTGGGAACACTTCTGCGATTTCAAACTGCATACTAAAACTCACATCAATAGTTTCCGAGTCTATTGTGGTTTCAAAACTTCTAATGAATCCTTTCATTCCTTCGGAGGTACTTGAAGTTGGAAAGTCACTTTTCAAATCATCTCTAGTACCGTAGTTATCCAGTTTTCCATCATCGCCTCTAGAAGCATAAGTAAAAGGAATAGAAACAGCAGTTCTAGAGTTTCCATCATTACCTACCTTAGAATCATAAAGAAAAACTAATTCGTTAATCGACTGATATGTTTGTATTCCTGTTGAGTCTACACTGGAATGAATCATTTGTGCTATCTCAATAGGTGTGTATGTTTTTGCTCCTGTAGGTGCGTCACTTTCACTCCACTTTTTATTTATAGCCTGTTCTGTAATGAAACCTTGTAGGCTCACACTCTTAGAAGCCATACCTAAGTCTAGAGCGGCTGTTATTGATTCTCCGGATAATGCCCCCGATAGAGGTACTTCAAGGGAGGGAATGGTCTTGTTAGTGCTGATGCTCAAACTAGTGACCTTCAAGGGAATAGTATTGATGGATAAGTCGGCAGTTTTGTATGCTCCAAATTTCAAGAATACTACATGGTCTAGTGCGCTCATATTATCATGCTCCTAAACTTCTAGAGGAAGTCGTTCTGTTGATTTCCTTGTTAATCATCTTACCAACCTTCTGTGCTATAATTCTTAATTCACTATCGGAAGACCCAACTCTTCCGTTGATATTGACAGTGATATTATTTCCTCCACTGCTCATCATTCTTCTAGATTCTTGATTAGAATGTACTCGACTTCCCTTTGGTAGTCTCACTAGTTCCGGTCCTCTTTCTCCAACTAAGGAGAGGCCACTCTTAGTCACACCGCCGTTAGCAAATGGATTTATTGCCGCTAATAATATTCCAATTGCGCCTATTATACCAGCCACGATTAGGTATGGAGCCGCCGCTATTAAGGCCGCCATTCCACCTATGGTAAGAATTGCATAAGCCACAAACGCCGCTATAATACCAATTAGTGCCAGTACCTTAGCAAAGCCCATGTATATTTGTTCGGAGTTCTGTACCAGTTTGGCATAAATAGCCTCTAATGAAGTTTGTATTAAAGCCAATAAAGGAGATAAAATAATAAGAAGTAGTCCTCCAAAGACTTCCAACAGTCCTTCTGCGGTCTTAAAGAATCCATCTAATAAATCGTTAATATCACCATCACCAAATATAGCAGAATATATTTCTCCTATTCCTTCCGCCATTTTACCTACACCACTACCTATCATTGAAATTCCTTTTTTTACAAATTCCAAAATGTTTCTTCCCCATTCTTCAAAGAAACTAGCACTTACTCCTAATCTTTTCAAAGCCTTGACTATGAAAAATAAAACTATCAAAGCCCCTAAGAACGCTACACCAAATTTAGCCATAACTAACAAAGCACTGGCAAAAAATAGTCCTCCGGTTTTTATGAACCCGAAAATAGTCTTTCCTTTAGCCGAAAGTTTTTCTTTGAAGGAATTCCATTTTCCTTGTTTTTTTAATTCGTGCATGCTCTTAGAAACAAATAATCCTAATTTTGATTTAGTAATCCAAGTCATTAAGTTTAATTCTGGTCTAGATTCAAACCTACCAGTATTAGGGTTTCTAAATCCACCTTTAGGAGCAGGGCCTTGCATCAATTGTGGCCCATCTCTTACCAAAGAATTTAGAGTCAATAATTGGTCTTTAGATTTCCTAAAAGAACCCCCAACTCCGTAGAGAACCTTATTCATAAAACCGTCTTTTTTATCACCCGATAGTGGTCGCACTATGAATTTATCAATACCGGATAACAGGGTATCTAAACGATTTTTAAAGATGAAATAACCGGGGACTCCGTACATGACCTTGTGGAAAATTCCGGCGGCTCCACTAGTGGCTCTTAATTTTGTTTCGATGAATCTACCCAATTTAGTTTGAGTTTTTTCAATTTCATCTCCTACTTCTCTAGCAGATTCTCCCAAAGTTTCCATTGCTTTGCTTTGTACTTTCATAGCAGTACTAGATGCTCTTAGAATAGTAAGCATTTCTTTTTGAATTTTAACCAAGGCCCCCATACCTGTGCCGAGCCTTTCAAGATTCAATTCAGCCATGTTATCACTTCGCCTTATTCATTTCCTTGTTCATGGCTTCGGCTTTAAGTTCTTCTACATTCCTATGTATATACAAAAAGTCCATCACCATACTTGCTGGCATTTGCATTACTTCTAAGGGACTTATTGATAATGCGCTAGACAATGTATAGGTGATTAAGAGAGATGCCATAGCAGGGTCTTTACTCCTACCGTTAAGGGCATCTCTCACTCTTCGTTTTTTGCTGAATCCTCGCCTAGTGCTTCCATTGGGTTAGGTAGCACTTCTTTCAGTTGTGAGCCAATATATGGCGTGAGTCTAATTAGTTCTAGAGTAGATAGACTTGGTTCTGTGCGAACAACAAACTTCTCTACTAGGTAGCGGTACATTCCATTTAGGTCAATGTCAAAACTTTGTGTCTTGGCATCAATGTTCATTAGAGAAGTCATGGCTTGTTCTACTTCTAGCCATGTAGGTTCTCTAATCCAAACCTTAAGGTATTCGTCGCTTTCCGGTGACACTCTTAATTCGTGACACTTCTCTTCTTGTAGTGCAAATAGCACACTCTTATCTTTTACGGTATTTTCCATAGTTTTCTCCACCTTCAAAACCAACAAACAAACAAACGGTGTTGGTGGAATATTACTCTTCTTCTACTACTTTCTTAGGGCGACCTCTTTTTTTCGGTGCATTCTTAAGCAAGTGTAGGGCTTGCATCTTAGCAAGTTTTTCTTCTTTGGTTAATATATCTACCAAAGAAATCACCCCTGTAGAATCCAGTGAGTTTTAGCAGTACAAGTTCCTATGCTTCTAGCCATAATTGTACCTTCTACGACCACAGGACCTTTATCTTCCGGCATAGGCCAAGAGTTAGTCGTTAGGAAATAATTGTCAAACGCCAAGTTAATTGCCTCGCCGTTTCCTTTAGTGAAACTTAGGGTAATGTTGCTTCCTGTTGTTTCGCTAGTATTTAGTAATTCATTGTAGAGTTTATCGTCAGTGACCATAGCACTAAAGGTCATTTCGTAAGTTCTTTGTGCTGGAATAGCATCCTTTACTTTACGACTTCCAACGCCGATAAATCTCTTATCTGTGAGCGTGTTATTCATTGTTAAAGTAAAGTTAGTAATCTTCAATAGTTCTTGTCCAAACATATTGATTGTACCATCCGAGAAAAAGAATGGTTCTCGGAAAGAATCAGTAGAAGAATAATTGATGAATTGTGTTTCATCTGTCACTCCTCTTCTTGCCTCATACAATTCAGTTTTGGCTAGAGAATGAACATTTCTACACATTAAATTCATGCTCATCTTGAGTTCTTCGTTTTCATTAGCAGTAAGAGTTAGAGTATTGACTCGGTTTCCCCTAGCAATTCTAACGAAGTTCAAATCTTCATCTGCGTTAGCGTTATTGGTTCTATATGTGTTCGTAGAAGGCAGTTTGGAGAAGGACTGTTCTAAGGCGAAGGAGGGTAAATCTTCTCCATCTTGTTCTCCAAAGGTGTAAGTAATTGCGTTAATGATTGAACCATCTGTATGTTCAACAGGTGCAGTAATTCTCTTCATATTACTTTCCGAGTCATGTCCTCTAACAACAGGAGGTACGATAATTTTGGTAGTTCCCCCTTCGGTTAAGGTTCGATAATAGAAAGGCCCAGTGTGTTCGGGAGTCACTTCAATAATGTGAGTATTGGTAGTTGTTGCTATGTAGTGAGCGGGAGAACCTGCCGCATCATCCGCATAGGTGACGGTGCTTCCACTAGCATCCAAACCTTCGTGAATATCTGTAATCTTTCCAAAGAAATAGTACAACCATGCACCGTGATTAGCCATAACTCCTATATCAGCAGAACCAGCAGTTTCAATTCCTTTGTATTGATAGGTGTAGTTTCTAGAACCACCAACCATCAAATTGGTCTGCTTAGTTTCTATTTCATTATCGGGGAAGGTAAGAGAATCAATGATACCAAGCCAATTATCAGCATTTAGTCTAGCCGCAGAACCACTGGAAGATTTAGGGGCTGGACAAGGTGCGCCATATCTCTTGATTCTAAAGAAATCATTGGTAGCATCAATGGTTCCTTGAATTTGTGTTGCGAAGGTAATAGTAGTGGCAGTATTAGAAGTAATTCTATGTCGAGAAGTTAGGGTCGCATTGTCATAGTATTCGATAATACAACCAACATACAAGTCAATGACTAATGAAAAGTTTCCGGTAAAATTGGTATCAATAGTGACAGTGCTATATCCCGCCACGCTATTATCAATTGTATTGCTGTTCGATTCAATGTATAAATCAACTTCGGGAACAAATGTCACCGATGCACCGCTTCCTAAAAATATATTATTGTTCGTCATAAAATCCCTCTCCCTTTTACAAACTTACTAGGGGATTGTCTGTGCGTATCTCTTTGCCGTTAATGTCACTTTATATCCAAAGAGTCGTTTCTTTCTGTCATTTGCTTCGCTTCGATTTCCAACTTCTAATAAACTAAAGTGTGAACCATCGCTTGCAGTATAACCCCGTCGTTTGCTCTCAAGTGCATGACGAAGTATCAAGTATAAAGACCTTAACCTATCTCTTCCGTAATTAGAATCTCTTGAATTAAACTTAATCGACTGTCCAGTTCTTGCTTTAGTTGGTGTAGCCGATAGAACAAGAGTAGTGCTATTCGTGATACTGGATACTGTTGTACCATCTGGAATTCCTGTACCTGTGACCTCCATGCCTACTGCGATACCCGAAGTTGAAGTAAGGGTCATGTTGGTACTGCCTGTTGTGTATGCTCCTCCCGAACCTGTGAGCGAAGTACCAACGGCTCTCTCATCGTGAATACAACGAAGGTGGAGTGTGAAGGTATAGGATTCGTTGCGAACATCATAAAGAACCGTAGGATATTCTATGGTGTTGCCATCTTCAAAAACTACAATTACATCTTTGCTAGAGAGGTCATACCTAGCACCTTGCCCCTTCTCTAAAGTTCTAACATCGACTAGGTTTGGCTTAGGCAATGCCACTGGGATAGTACCTGCTTGGTTCAAAGCAGTAGCAGAAGCAGACCAATTATTATCCAGTAAATCTAGAATTAGAGTGACCTCATCCATAGACCATTTCCTCCATTATTGATTGAGAGATTGCCCTTTCTAAATCCTCTTCGATAAACCTAGCCAATTCTTCATCCGAGAAAGAAATGTCAATTCCTAGAATAGTAGAAACCCTTTCCATTTCTAATTGACGCTCTTTGTGCTTATCTATCAAAGAGTGTAGGGTTTCAGTAATCTTCAACATATCAATCCAACATATACACTAAGTCTTTCTTACCATCAATAAGAGCCAAACCTTCTGCACGAAGTAAATCGTACTTCTCCTTCGCTGTTATGTTTGCTCCAGTTTCAGCAATCATTATTGTTTGGTCGTCATGTCGTAGAATTTCTGCCGCAACTAATTTGGTAGTGGCTTCGTGAACTGTAGAAGGTACTCTTCCATCACCAGCAACATAAGAAACAATGATTGAGTTCTTATTATGATAAGGATACTTCTTCAAAAAGAAGATTCTTCCATCATCGCTCATCATCCAAAAGTCTCCTAAACGCTTCATATCTTCTTTGTCAGTAAAGGCTACAAGAGAACAGACTGTGGGGATTTCATTGGTAGTGGTAAAGGTTAGTGTGCTTGATGCAGAACCAGTAGCGGCTTTAGAAAGAGTGACAGTAGTTGAAGTATCAATAGAAGAAATAGTAGTAGAAGAAGGAATGTTAGTTCCTGTGACTTCCATATCTACTGCTAATTTACTAGAATCGGCTACGGTTAAACTAGTGCTAGTATTACTAGTAGTACAGGACTGTTGAATAGTAGCCTTTAGTGTGCAACCTGCTCCATCGTCGCCGGATAATAAAGATGAAATTAAGACTTTAGTACCGTCTTGGTCGTCTTTCTGCGAGAAGAAGAAATCAGAAACATTGAGATTACTAGATGATAGTTCCTTTGAAGCAGTTGCTCCTGTAAATTGAGAGGTGTTCGATGGAAACTTTTCGTTAATCAAATCAACAATTTCATTATTGGTAGTCTTTATTCCGAAGGTAGTACAAAACTCATCGTTTGCTAAAGCGGAAACATCGTTTTCTGCTAGCAGTTCAAAAGAAACTCCGCCATTAGGTAGTTGGAAAATAAGAGAATGAATATCTCTAAAGTTTTCTAGGAGAGTAATAGAGCCTTGAGCCGAAGCCAACTCTCGGTAGGCGTTTCCTTCCCAAACTCTTAGACTTACAATCTTTCTAATCTTCATCTGTTGTAGTTGTACGAATCCTACATATCCTCCATAATAAGACATGATTGGATGGCGAGTAAATTCAAAATCCTTGAACTCATTCTTCCAAATGATAGGTCGATAAGAACGGTTAATTTTCTCATCAACCATTCCTTCTATTCTCTTAATGATTGAACCGACTTGTGCGGCAGATGGATTAGTACCGGAAGTAAATGGAGTCACTTGTAGTAAATCTGCTACTGCTCCTATATCTGTGTAGAAACCTTGGCCTGTAGAGTAGTTTGGGTTAATTGAAGTATAGTCACTGGGGGAGGATGCTACTGGCATTATATCACCTTCTCTTTTAATTCGGCAAGTTCTTCTTCTAAATCATCAAAGTTTCCTAGTATGTCACTTATGAAATTAGAGACATATGTTTGTTGTGTTCTTACATCATCCCCTATTAAGCGAAGATGAGCCAAACCATAACTTGCCATTCTTTCAGCGTATTCTTCTCCGCTTTCCGATTCTTTCATTTTTAGGGGTCTTTCTGTAGGGGTCGCTCTCCCTACAGTTTGTGTCTTTCCTTCTATCTTTCTTGTAGTTGCTTTTAGATTAGCCATTTGTGTGAATTTTAATTCAGTATATTCATGGGTTAGTTCAATAATAACTTCATTCTTTGCTTCAATATTATCTATAACATCTCTTTGAATAGCATCAGTAAATCCAGCAGTCATAAACTTCTTTTGTTTAACTACATCAGTCTCAGTTTTCTCCGCTTCTGCTTCAGCCATAGGCATTCGTTGTCGGTCTTTCCATTGAGTATCTAGTGAGTTTAGTTCCTTATACAACCTTTTTGCTTCCTTTAAATCTTCATCATCAAGAAGACCATCGTTCTTCTTTTTATTGACTAGAGATAGTTCTTTGAATGTACTAAGAATATCCTTCTTCAATTGTACTACAGTCTTTCTAGGCTTACTAGATTTAACATGCTTTACTAAGTTCTTAACTCCATCTCAAACTATTCGTAATATCTAAATCCAAAACAGATGGCAATGTGAGAAGAATAATTTTAGAAATAACTCCTGCATCCAAATTCAAATTTAAAAATATTTCAGTGTCGGTCTTTTTCCTAGATTTAATTTCATCAGAAAATAATTCTTTAACGGCTTCGTCTAATTCATCCTTGCCTTCTAAACTAGCAATGGCCTTTACCTTTTCTGTATCAGTTTCAAGTCTAACAACTTCTGCAATTCCTTGCTCTCTAAGCACCTGTGCTTTTTCATCTAAATCTATTTCTAGAGTGAATTGTTCTCCCTTGAAGAATTTCTCTTCTGTGAATTTACCTTTAGCCTCTTCTAATCCAACCTCTACTGCATCTAAGAGAATTTTGCCTAAACGGACATAGACTCTATCTTGTAATGCAGATAATTCATCGGGGAATAATGATAATAATGCTTGTGAAACTCCTTGTAAGTCCTTTCCTTCATCTATATCTTCACCACTAGGCTTTCTAAACTCGGAAAAAGAACCAAAACCAGAAACTCTTTTCAGTAAATTAGGAGCATCTAAATCCCTTATTGAATAATTAAGTAGACTTGGAATTATTGGAGATTTGTCGCCTCCCTTACCGCCGTAGTCATTTCTCAATCTATTTTTCAAATTATACGATTCATCGTTGACAATACTGGCAATAGTTCTTCGTTCTAAAGGAACCACTATTGTTTGTAGTTTATCAACAAATTCTTGAAAATTTTCTTCTGTTCCATCAAGCGAATCTAAATCGTCTAATATTTTAGAATCTTTTTGTAAGTGTTCATCAAAAACAAGTTCTACAATATCTTTTTCTAAAGTATCCTTATCTAAGTTGTAAGTCGTTGTACGATTTAGTTTGAAGTTGACCAATGTAAATCACCTTCACATTAACCACTTGCCCCAAGCCGCTAATTTCTGTGCTTTTTGGGCTAGATGTAGGCCGCTTTGTGGAGGCTCATAACTCATTTGTCCTGTACTTGGGTCAATCCAATATGGTCTACCATAGTTGTCTTGTCCACTAGGAGGAATAGGATAGCCGCTTCCGTTGTTCATTGCTAGGCCTGTTGCTCCATATGCACCTTGTTGAATTTGTTGTTGAGGCATACCTTGTGCTGGATTAGATGCGCCACTAAATCCTTGTGACTCTAGGTATTGCTGTTTAGCCATTTTTCTTTGATTGATAATTTCCGAGTTGATAGCAGAATTTAGGATAGCCGTCATATCCAAGTCAATATTTTCTTGAGTAATCTTCTCGTATTCTCTTAGGCTATCACTGCTAACCTTCATGTTTCCAGTAGTAGAATCTTGATAGAATTCTAGTTTGGTAAGCATTTGACTAACACTTCTATCAATTACATCTTCCATCAATTGTTCTAAACTAGCCAAGAATTGTTCACCGTGATATTGAAAGAATTCTTCCACATGGTTTTCTTGTAAAGACAGAAGATTATTGACCGTCTTAAATTGAGTATCATTCTGCGCCTGTACTGCGCCCATAACTGCTGTATTACTTGTTCCAAAAACGCCCATCATTGTTCACCTTTCTTCATAATTTCGCCCATTCTTTCGCTTGCCAATCGTATTTCTAAGGAGAGTCTATTTAATTCTTCAATGGGTTTTTCTTCTCCTTCGACTTTAGGTGGACTTATCGCCCAACCAACTGCCGCTAGAGAAATAACATCGGCCTTTGATAATGTGGTAAGTGGTCCCTTAGATAAAACTTGGGGCATTCTAGGTTTTGGAATAAACGCTTTAAAATCAAGACCATGCTCGTCTGCTAGTATCTGTTGTTGTAGCATTTCCAGTTGTCTGTGATGTGTAGCATGTTTGGGACAGTAAGTACCTCGCATCGGCCTACCTTTAGTCACATGACTTAGAGGAATAGGGGGCCTCATGTAATCTCCGTTATCCCAAATATGGTGAACACCGCAGACAACACAACGGTCTTTTAGATTAAATTTCCAGCCATACTTGACGAATAAAAATTTCTTTTTTTCTGCATTGAGTACTTTGGTAATCTCTTTCAGCATCTTTTTTGGTTTAATTTGTACGAAAGAATATTCGGAAACAGGACCTGCGGCTCTTGCGCTCACTAGAGGAGGCAAGAAAGAACTAGCAAGACTAGGATTGTTGGCAATTAAGTTGGGCTGTTGAAACATAATTATTCCTCATTTTCTTTTCTTTGTATAGGTTTCTATCAGTAATCCTTTATCATCGTAATAACGCCCTTGTAGACCATTTCCGGCTGAGATTTAGCAGAAACAATGTACTTGTAAGTTGGTATTCCCTTATCGTTTAACTGTTGCATCCCGTATTTAAATGGAGCGAAGATTGAATGCTTAGAAATATCTACATCTTCCTCATACTTCTCCCCCCAAATGTCATACTTGTTAGCCCAAATACCAACGGCTAGAGGATAATCGGTATTCTTTTTCTTCTTACCATTGGGCCAATTCCTACTACAAATAGCATCAACTAAAAACTTCCATGCGAGTTGATGGTCTAGGTTTGAGGGAGAATCAAGATGCCTGTGGTCGATTACAAAAATGACATATTTGACATTTCTACTTCGTATGTCGTTAATCCATTGTTTCCAATAAATTGCTTCCCCGCCCATATCTGCGGTCTTAACAGTGTGAGTTTCCCCGTCTACCTTGATAGTTTTTCTAGAAGCCTTTTGCCTACCTACAGTTCTTTCTCTAATTTCCGGAACCTCGCCTCTCGTTCTAAGTTGATGATGTAAAGTAGTCTTACCTACCATTGTAGCCCCGTAGACTCCAAATTGGATAGCGTGAATTCTCTTGTAAAATGCTACTGTTGCTTCAATACAAACTACAGCAAAACCGGCTAGAACAGACATTTGAATACCTCAATGCCATAGATAATTCCAAAATCCTAAAGTCTTATCTACAATCCAACCCATTACACTAATGTCTAAAACGACTCCTAGAATATTACCAACTAGAAAGAAAAATAGTGTGGAGCAACCGCCCCAAAACCATGCTCTCATCTTGATAAAAAATAAGTCAGCAGAATGCGCCCTTTGTTGATTGTAAGCATAGTCGGAGTCACTAAAACCCATTATGTCTCCAAGAACCATTTAACCACCTCATTGTAGGGTGGCTAAGAAATCGGCTGAAACTCCCTCAGTTTCATATTGCGGAGCAATTTGAGGTATTCTAGTGGTTTGATTTTCTACTTGGAAGGACTTCAAAGAATCTTGCATCTTTTTCCTCTGTTGTTCGTCTTTAGCAATTCTTTGCCAATAAGCAGTAATTCTTCGGTCTAAAAGCCACATCTCAATTTTGTCATTAAGAGCCAAGTCAAATAGTGCTTTCATTACCATAACGGACCCTACTGTAATCAGCCCAAACAATACACCATGCATGAGGATGGTATATGGGAAGTTCAAACCAAATTTAGCGTAAAAGAAAACATTTGCCCCACTAACCGTACCTACGAATAGGATAGTCATAATCAAGCGAGTATCATGGTTCAATGCTGGCAATTAACCACCTCAATTAAATTCCACTGAAATGTGTGCAGTGGAAGAACCGGCTTCTGCTATTTCCAAGAATATACCGCTAGTGCATAACACACCATGCATATCGTATTCTAGATTATATTGTCCTGTAGTCGTATTGTGGATTCTAGCAATTTCCGTACCGCTATTATCTTGTCCATCAAACACTTTAACGGTCACTGCCGCATTGCTAGCAATAACAATGTTAGCGTGAATGCTTTTCAATCTGCACTGCGTCTTAGAAATTATTGCGCTTGCCCCAAGGACTCCACTGCTTCTGCATGTATCTGCCATAACATCACTTCTTAGATGTTGGTAATTAGCCCCTCTTAATGAAGGTTGTGTAATCACTCTTCTTCTGTAGTGGGTTCTGCCTTGGTAGTGGTCTTCTTAGTAGTTGCCTTTTTAGCGGCAGGTTTCTTAGTAGACTTTCGAGTAGTAGCCTTCTTTGCAGTAGCCTTCAATTTCTCCGGAACTGTTGTCTTTGGAGGAAGTGGGGCTAAAGTATTGGCCAGTGCTTCTTTGGGGACTCTAAGGTATTTAGATAGGATTTCTTTTTCACGGTTAGGTAATTTTTCGATTTCCTCTCTATCCTCGGAAGTAAATTGAACTACGCAGTTCTTACCCCCAATATAATGTGAAGCAACGAAGGCCGAGATTGTAATAGTCTCAGCCTTCGTCACTTCCATAAAACCCTCTACCCCGTTTCGTAGCCTCAAGGTTGGAACCTTACAAGACTCGCTTAAACGGATAGTTGCCAAACAAACACCTCAAAGAAGTCCTGTTGCACGAACTCGTAGAGTTCCCAAATCGTCTGCTAGAGCCTTAACTCCGGCAGTGTTAGCCGCCGAACCAAGAGTGAAGCAGTAAAGGTAGCAGTATGTACCGTCCGAACTAATGTCACCAACAATCCAGTGAGCATCCAACAAAGATGGGTTGGAAACCTCAACTTGTGTGAAGGATGCCAAACCGAAGTCAGCCGCCAATAGTTTTTCACCAACATGGAGAACTTGTTCATCTCCGCCACCAGTGTTAGCGGAAAGAGCAGTTGGTCCCGATGTTGTTAGAACGGTTGCAGTTAGCGTACCAATCTCAAAGACTTGTGAGTTGTTTCCCGAAGCAGAGCCGAGAATAGTCACATAGTCACCTGCGGCAAAGCCATCAGTAAGATAACTACCAGCATTTCTTGTTAGTGTATCAGGGTCAGCATCAGCCGCAGTAATGGTTTGACTAGCGGCGGTAGCAGGGGAACCTGTTCGGTAAGACGAAACAGCAACACTCGCTAATGCGGAGTATTGGTGTCCAACAACATGCGGTTTAGCGATACCATGATGGTCAGCGATTAAAGTCACAACATTTGTCACTTTATCACCTCAAGCCACATTGGTAATCTTGCCTTGTCCCTTAAAGAAAGAGCAACCAATTTCACCGATAGTTCGGTAAAGTGCTTGGTTGCCGAGTCGCCCCACACCAAATGGGTTTCCGTTAGAAACACCATCTTCAAAGTATTGAGTCGGCTTAAGAACAGAGAGCCATAGATGGTCAGTGTCCAAGAACAACAAGTCGCTAATTCCACTATCGGAAGCGTTTAGGGTTGAAGCCATGTCCTTAACAGGAATCAATGGAATGTCGTAGTAGGTTGCCACACGGAAACCGACTTCTGCACCCTTAATACCACGAACACCATTATGAGTAGGAATGATTTCCTTTCGGTCCATGAATCGCTCTTGGGACTGTAGTAGGTCTGCAATTGCTTGGATAGTATCGTATCCAGTCAAGATAACCTTTGGAGAACCGCCAGCAATTCGTAGATTACGAATCATGTTGTTAAGCAAAGTAAGAGTTAGTGGTCGAACCGAAGATGCGGCGTAAGAACTGTTGAAGTCTACTTCTGCATCAAGGAAAGAAGCCGCAGTAAATCGCTCATCGCCGTAGATTTGAGCGAGTGCGTTTGTAGCATCATTCATTGTATCGGTCATAAGAACACCTGCATCAGCCGCAAGAATTTCTGCTCGGCTTGAAACAACCTTCATCAAGGAAGTGTAGTTTCGCTCAATGTTTGCTAGAGCGGCAACTTCACCATAAACTTGTAGAGGCATAAGGAGCATCTTGTTCTGTGCTTCTGCGTGTGCCTTACCCATGTCTTCACGGATAATAGCCCGAATATCACCGAGTCCATCATCAATTTGAGCCATTTCCATAGCAAGTTCGGAAATATCGAACTGATGTGCGATGGTCTTAGGACTCATAAAGAGTTGAGCGTAAGTTGGGGCCATAGAGCCAAGTCCGTCAGCCGCAGTAGAAAGTCCTGCGTTTTCTGGAACACCACCAATTTCGTCAGCGTGTGGGTTATCTCCACCAATACCGTTTGCTGATGAACCGTCACCTGTAATATCAACTGCTAGAGTAGAACCGGAACCACCAAATGGTCGGCTCTTAAGAATTCTCCAACCGGAAGAAGTGTAAGGTCGCTTGCTAATCATAGCGAGAGCGTTGACTTCTCGGTTTAGCATTGACCAAACTTTCTGTCCGTAAAGTTGGTTGTAGTATCCAGTTGTAGTACCGATACCAGTCAAGCCGCTTGCGCCAGCGTCTGCAATATCGTGTGCAGTGTGTAGTCCTTGAACTGCACCTGCTTGTTTCAATACAGAGTTTCCACCAAAGGCAGGTAGTCCGTATGTCGCCGCTTCTAAGTCTCTAATTGTGTTAATGTATCCCATTTAATTCACCTCAAATATTTCCGCCAACGGCTTTGTGAATGTCGCTCCAACTCATGTCAGCAATCTCTTCTGTTGAGAAAACCTTAGTGGTTGTAGCGGCTTCTGTAGCCTTGCGAATTGTGTTCTTTTCTTCTGTAAGTGACTTACGGAGTTCGGAGAACTCTGCGTTAAGTCGTGCGATTTCCGATTGTGCATCGTATTCTGCTTTAGCGACCATTTCTGCTCGGTGATTAGATTCGGAAGCGAATCTCTTAGCGAAGGTTTCTTCTAGAGTTTCGAGTCCCATCTTTTCAAGTTGTTCTGCTCGGTATTGCTCGTAAGCCTTCTCAATGTTTGCTGAACTTAGGTTAAGGGTTCTAAACTCATCATTAGTGAAGTTCTTTGAAACCATTCCTTCTTTCTTTGCTTGTTCTCCAGCATCTTCAATGTATTCTCCAGCACCGCCAAGGTTAGTCTCATCGTTTCCGTCGAGAGTAGTAGCCTTCTTTGCATCATCCATGTATTCCATAGACTCTTCGGTATCCATCATTTCATCTTCCATCTTCTCATCCAATGGGTGGCCTCTGGCTTTATCCATTGATGGTTCTTCTTCTTCTTTTCGTAGCGTATTAACTTCTTCTAGAAGAGTATCTAGTTCAGCCAATGCTTTTTCTAATTTATTCATTGTTTTGTCCTCCTTTAATATATCGAACCTCGCTTCGGGGTTAATTCCTTTTTCGCATATTGTGACTTCGTGAAGTTCTAGTTTGCTTATCTCACTATACTCCCCTAAATCATCACGGTGTTTCTTCACTTTTTGTAGTGCTTGTCCACCTATGCTAAAAGACCTCAACGACCCTTTGCGAATTCCTCGGTTTATTTCCTTTGCTTTTTCAATATCATCTCTTAATTTAATTACTACAAAGAACCCAACATCATCTACTTGGGTCTTCCATAGTTTTCCATTACTATCTCTATGAGATTCAACTACCTCTCCAACTTGAACATTGGAGTGATTAGTCATAACATTGCGGAACTTACTGTGTCCCATGAATTTCTTAACTGCCTCATTTAGGGCTTTTAGTGTAATTAAGTCGTTTTGCTTATCTACCATTTCAATAGAAGCATAACCACCAATCATCAAATCATCATTCGATGCCTTCAAGATGGAGAAGTCATTCTCCTCCATTGCAGACATAATCGTAGACATGATGCTCAAGCCGTCTTGTTGTAAGTACACTATTTAACTAGTTCGGTTATTTAGTATATTTTAATCCCTTGAACTTGTCTTCATAAATATTCCAAATACCTTCGTCAGTGTCTTTATCAACTGGCTTCTGTTCATATCCAGTCCACGCTAACCACATATCTTTACCTTCTACAGGAACTACTCTAAAGTGAATCTTAGTTTCAAACTTATTTCCATTTAGGATATATTCATGGTATCCGTGTCTTTGCACTCCGATTTCTACTTCTCCAAAATCAATAAGTTTCTCCTTTGAAACATTTGTAGAGATTTGAGCAGGGAATTTAGTGGCTTTTCCAAACAAAGAGAATATATCATCGTCGGAGTCTAGGTCGATATACCAAGATAAATTCTCTCCTTTGTAATTCACAATAAAGTCCAAGTTTCCATCCTTTCTAGAATAGACTTTAAATTCTGCTTTTTCCGACTCCTTTTGAATTTCACTATCATCAACAGAAATCTTACCATTGGTATATGACATTCCTTCCGAGGCTTGCACCCAAGAGCCAAGTTTGTTCTTATCACTTTCTAGGACTGATTCATAATCCCCTGCGTGATTACCAGCCAAAAAATTATGCAAGTCTCCTATGGTCTGTGGCTTACCCTTTCCCTTCACAAACTGCTTAATTGACGCTCTTAATTTTCCTTGAATGGTTTTTAGAGCCATTTCTGCTTCTTGTTTCCACATATCTAAGTCTGCAATAGCATTCTTCGACATTAGATTATTTTCATTAAATCCGTAAATTGTAAATCCATCCATGCTCTTAGCGATTAAAGTAGCACTACCATGTATGTTATCAGTAATTGTTATTCCCTTTTTTAGTGCTTCCACTTTGTACTTCAAAGATGGTTTAGTATCCTTAGATAGTAATTCTAAGGTCACAATTTTATCGGGAGTAGCGGCCTCCGGAACTTCGATTACTTTAGCAGAATAGAGAGTAAATCGACCATCCGATTCTTTTACTTCATCTACCTTGACTCTAATGACTTCTCCAACCTTAACATCTATCTTGGTATTTAGTGCCTTACCTACATTCATGTAGAGTTTGTTATTCATTTCTACTATGTGCTTTCCTTCTTCTAGAACTGGGCCAGCCCCTAATGAATAAGAGAATAGGCCGGACTTAGTAGATTTCTTATCTAGAACTAACATATCTAAATCTACAAATTTCTTCCACTTAATCCACTTTGGGTTTTTCTTAGTTCCTACGAAATAAGTAGAAGTTAAGTCTTTGATAACAACACCTTCCGCAGTAGGCATCTCCATTATTTCCTTAGCATATTCTTCTATGTCTTTCAAAGAATCTGCGATTCTAGTATCTTTCTTAGAAGGGAATGCAATGGCATCGGAAGACTTTGCCGAGTAATTATTGAATAGAATGTTAATCCTAATCTGTAGTTCATCATCCATCAAGTTCTTTTCTTCATGTCGCATTATGTCGAAAACATGAACTCTTAGTTTTGCTTCGGGATATTTATTCTTGAATACATGAGCAACTGTATCCGCTCTATGTAGGGCTTTATCGCCATCGAATAGAATTAGTTCTGCATCTAAAATGCAATCACCATAAGATTTCTTTTTCATTTCTGCTACTTGTTCAGTACATTTTTCAGTAATATCTTTACCGTTAAATGAAAAGATTTCAACTTTATCATCAATCTTATGAATTTGTATTCTCATTCCATCGTACTTTTCTTGTACGACATAATCTCCGGAGAATCCCATCAATTCATTCATATCTTCAATATCGAAGATACGATACATTGGTTTGTTGGGAGTTAGGAAGTTGGAGATGGCCTTCTCTTCCTCGGACTTTTTAGATTTAAGCATAGCATACTTATCCGAAAAGTCCGAACCGAAAGAATTACAACTTTCAAATCTATCAAGAATTTCTTGTTCATGGGGTTGAATGTCCTCGTTAAACATTTCACTAATAAATTCATACAATTCTTCACAGTTAATTGAATTAGTATAGTCAATTATATTTTGTAATTCCTCTTCTAGAGTATCTGCATAATCGCCATCCATTTGCTGTGTAAATTTTTCCCAAGAACCAACGCTATTAACAAAAAATTCAAATATGTCTCTTCTGTATTCTATGTAGTCTTGTTTTAACTGCTCGCAACAATCTACCGAAACAACAGCATCCATTTCACCTACTGCTACATTTTGAGTCACATCGGGTTTTTCTTCTACTCTCATAGTAGGGTTTTCCATTCTTTCTTTGAATTTTGATTCTTGAGCCATCATAGCACTCATTGATTTCTTTAATTCTACTCCAACTAATTCACTCCAGTCCTCTTCGGAGTGTCCGGATAAAAATACCTTCTTGAGTTCCTTTAGTGCATTCTTGAATTTAGAATTTACTTTCTTACTATCTTTATCATCGCCGTAGTGTTCTATAACAAATAGAGGAACATCATCTAATGCCAAATCTAGTCCTTCTAATCCATCAGTTATTTCATCGCCTTGATATTCTAACTCATTATAGAGTTTAGAAGGCAAGGCATCATCGCCATTTCTAATCGCATAGTGAATGAACTTCATAAAAACATCTACATTCGATAGTAGAGATTCTAGTACATTACCTTTCATTTTCTTAGAGAATGGGTCGTTGACATTTTCGGAGTCAAATCGCATCTGTTTAACAGAATCATAGATGATTTTAGCAGAGCCACTTGTAGGATTGCCTGTATCATCAGCCTCAAGGTGACGCTCATCTAAATATTCTTTGAGTTCTTTACCAAGAGGACTAAGGCTATCATATGATTCTTTAATCTTCTCAAGTATGTTTCTCCATCGACCCCCATACTCTTTGGGGTCGGATTTTGCAGATAAATAAGCGACTCTAGTTTCCTCGAAGAGAGATAAAATCTCGTTAGATAAGGGAGCCTTATCCTTCTCGAACATCAAACCAGTGGTCGCCATCGAATCACTCAAGCGTCGTTAATATCTCCAGCAAGACCATATCCGGAATGAGTACCTGTATTGTTCTCAATCTTAGTATCGTCTTTTTCTGCCTTGGGTTTCTTCACTTTCGCTTCTTTATCTTCTTCCGAATCATAAGGCATTCTGTTTTTATCTTCTTCTTGAAGAATTTCTTTTGCTTTACGAACAAGCCTAATTGCTCGGCTAATTTGTGCTTCCTCTTCTGTCATTTTTTCCGGCATATCAGTTCCTCCCATTCACGAACTTTTCAATATCATTCCAACTCATCTTATGGATAGCATCAGCATCCGGTACAGATTGGTTTGACATAGATGGAGTAGGGCCATCGACAACAACAAAGCCCGACTTCATAAGCAGGTTATCTTTGTTGTAGACCGCTTGTTCTAGAGTCTTAATTCTACCAACTAATTCCTTTAGAATAATCAGCATGTCTTCATTATTTTCACTCATCTCTCAAGTCCCCCTTTCTCTTTGGATATACGACTTCTCGTAGTTGACGATACAAGACTTCGTACTCCTTACGAAGTTTGCTAGATAGGGCCACCATATCAATGTTCCTTTCGTCAATACCGTCGAACTTCTTTTTCATCTTATCATCGGATTTAACCAAGTCTAACTCTCTTAGCATGTCAATGAGTTCACCCATTCGAGTGAAATCTTGGCCAAAGTATTCAGTTGGTTCTGCCGATTGTAGAGTCTTCTTCAATCGCTTTCTCTTCTTTTCATCTAGTGAGTCCAAAATCGGACTGTTTTCTTTTTCTATCATATCGGGTTGTTTTAGTATTCTTTCCCACATTATTCTTCCTCCTCA